GAAATCAAATTGGTGCTATTGGTTATGTTAATCAGTCCTACATTAAGGGTGAAGTTGTTGCTGCTGCCCTTGAGAATAAGAATGGTGAGTTTATTACACCATCAATTGAGTCGGGTGCTCTGGCACTCAATGGTATTACACTCGATGAGAACCTCGCAGGGACAAACCCTAACCCTGCAGCAGAAGGTGCTTACCCCATTGCTACGCTTACATGGGTACTTGCTTATGAAACTGGTAATGGTCGTAAGACTGAAGCAGTAAAGGAAACTCTATCAACGTTACTCTCTACAGAGTATCAAGAAAGGGCATCTGTTTTAGGGTATGTTCCTTTGAGAGGTGACATTCTTGAAAAGTCTCGTGATGCTGTTGACAGGATAAGTAAGTAGATATATAATCTGATTATGCTTAATTCGTTATGAAAGAAGAGTTACTCGAACTGTTGAAGAAGTATGCTTATGAGAAGGGGGAGTTTACTCTCTCTTCTGGTAAGACCAGTGAGCATTATGTGAATTGTAAACCAGTTACATTGTTGGGTAGAGGATTAACACTTACTTCTATGATGATGCTAGAGCATATAGAGACACCTGTAGTAGCAGGCCTTACTCTTGGTGCTGATCCTTTAGTGTCTGGTGTTGCAGTTTGTTCTGCGTTGGATATGAGACTTGTGAATGCTCTTATAGTTCGTAAGGAACCAAAAGGACATGGTACAGGAGCATGGATAGAAGGCCCATTACTTCCAAAGGGAACTAAGGTAACTGTATTGGAGGATGTGGTAACCACAGGAGGATCATCCATTAAAGCAGTAGAGAAACTTAGAGATGCAGGATATGTAGTTGACAGAATTGTAACAATTGTGGATAGGAAAGAAGGTGGAGAAGATGCTATTAAAGAAGCAGGACTTGAATTTCGCAGTTTATTCACTATAGATGATCTATGCCAAGAATGAATGATGAGACTAAACTAGTCTTTGCACTAGAACATATTGCTCACTTAGAAGATCTTATAGAAGGTAACAAGTGGGAAGATTATTTGCAGAGATCTGTATTAAAACTCAAGTATGAGTTTGAAAGACAGTTAAGTAATGAACAAGTACGTAAGAATAATAGAAATTAATATAAGGTAATCTGATGGGAGTCATAAGACCTCTTTAATTTTGTTCGGTAGTCCGAATGTAAAGATATTTGACAGAAATTAATCTTTGCTATATAATTATGTTACGTTTCTTCACAAACGAATGACAACTTCAACTAATAGTATGAAGCGGTATACAACCACTGAGTATGGTAAGCAGAATATGTTTTCCCATGAACCTCAGATGGAAGTAATCGAAAACTTCAACTACTGGGAGAATGCCGAGCAAACTAATGGTCGCCTTGCGATGA